CTCCGACTCCTCAGGGCCGCGGTAAAGCCCCTGCTCAAGGTCAAAAAATCGAGTTTTCTAAGAATCCACAGGAAGCGAAGGCACAGTTAATTAAAAATATCGCCGGGGCTTTGAGGGCCGGACGCGATGTGTAACTAAACATAGGTGAAAAATGGCAACTGATCTTTCTAGTATTAGCGGTGCACTTAAGCAAGTGTACGGCCAATACAACGTACAACAAAACTTGAAGGCGAAGGCGATTGACCAAATCGGCAAGTCGCTTACCAAGTATTCTAACGGCGGTCAAGGTTACTTCGGGGCGATTAACGACTACGGTAACGAATCCGGCGGCGCTATCAACGAAACGGAAACTTTCCGTTCGATTGATAACGAAGACTACAAGCAATTCAAAGTCACTCCGAAGGTCATCGTGTGGCCGATCCAGTTCTCTGGGTTGGTTGCTGCGGCGGCTGACGAAGACGATGAGACGTTCGCTAACGTCGTTGTCGATGCCCTCGACATGGCGAAGGAACGTATGCTTAAAGACGAAAACCGCCAGTTCTTTGGACTTGGTACCGGCGTTCTCGGCTCCCCTGCGGGTACCGTAGCGTCTACTGCGACGTCGTTCTCGGTCGACTCGGCCCAGTACTTCCGCGCTAACATGGTTATCGACGTCTGTGCTGCCGGTTCTTCGACTGAAGTTATCTCTTCAGCCCGCATTACGGACGTTGACAAGGTTAATAACGTTCTCTATTTTGCTACTTCGCTCGGCGCCTCGCTGACCGTTGCTAACGAAATCGTTAAAGAGAATATCCGCGTTTCTCAGCCGTCTGACGGCAAGGAAATGATGGGTCTTCGCGGTATCGTTGATGACTCGACCGATCTTACGACGTTCGAAAACATCTCCGCTGCTGCTAACCGCATTTGGCGCGGACGCCGGATTGACGCTTCGAGCGCCAACCTGACTTCCGACCTTCTCCAACGTCTCCTCGACGATGTGGAAATCCTTGGCGGCGACGCTCCGGATACCCTCATCATGCACCAACGCCAGCGCCGCAAGTACCTCGACATTGTTGTTCCGCAAAAGCGCTACAACGACCAGAAGCTTGATGCGGGCTTTGAAATGCTCCAGTTCAACGGCAAGGACTTGTTCCTTGACGAAGACTGTCAGACGGGCACGGTTTACGCGCTTACGAAGAAGCACATCCAAAAGTACGAACTCGAAGCTATTGGCATGGGTAAGTACGATGGATCGGATACCTTCCTTCGCGCCGTCAACCAAGACGTGTTCCAGGCTTACTGGAGACACTACTGTAACTTCGGTACGGGCAAGCGTAACGCACACGGTAAAATCGTGTCGCTCGCGACTCCGTCTGGTGTCAGTTAAGTTAGTTAATTAGGCGGGGGTGGGGGTTTAGGCTCCCACCCCTTTCTTCCTGATGTATAAACCCCCCGTTCACCGAGAACTAAGAAAACATAATGGGTAATAAAAGTCTATACGGCGAAATGCCGTCGTCCCAGTTTGGAATCAGCGGGGACTATGTTGTCAATAAGCGCCTAAAGTTCAACACCAATGGGCAGCCGCCTAATTCGTTGGTTGAGCTAAATACGGCGCCTTCCGCAACAGGAGACGTAACTCTTACCCTACCAGAAGAAAGCGGAACTCTTGCGCTCCAAGGAGAGAGCTCCGGAAATGGGTTTCAAACAATCCAAGTACCAAACGGTACGAGCCCTGTAGCAACAGGACCTAACGACACCCTTACCTTAGCGGAAGGTAATGGGATTAGCATAAGCGGAAACGCCGGGACCGATACAGTTACCTTAGGCCTCGCTACTAGATCACCCTACCGAATTATCGGAACCGACTCGTCGGGAGAGGTTTACGACATCCCGACCGCGTCTGTATCCAGCACGTCGGGCGGTATTTTTCAAAATACACCTGTTAGTCCAGACGGCGCGGGCGGTGATCAGATAAATAATTTATGGGCTCCTATTAGCCCGCTTCAGAATAGTCCAAACGCTTCCTATAATCTACATCAAATCGGCGTAGACTTTGACCCCAATCTTACTGGGTTTGATATAGGTACTGCGGGTCAGGCCGCCACGCTCATTAACCTGTATGCGCGCCACTACGGGGCGTCAGACATTGGGACCTTAAGCTACATTAACATTAATTCAAACTTAGGTGACGAGACTAATTCCCCGACAATCGGGGCCATCGACTTCTTGAACATGTATCAAGGAGTTGCAAGCGGAGTCAGCGTTGTAGGTCAAATTCGCGGGGCGGTATTCGCGCCCAACATGCCTACCGGGACATCGGTCGGTAATGGTGTAATCGGATTCGCCGATTTCTCTAACTTTGATATCACCGTTCCAGGATGGAGCAGCTTCATTAGCGGGCCGTCCGTTTCTTCGATTGCAAACAATACAAATTTTAACGGAATAAGTGTAAACCCGACAATCGACAGTTTCGAGGGGAACTCCGGTTTTTCTGGTGTGAGTGTTTCTCCCTCCATCGGCACATTTGATACCGGAAGTTTTTTAGGGATCTCAGTAAACCCGCAATCTGTTGCTAGTGTGGGTAGCGCTACCGGGGTATACGTTAACATGAGCAACGTAACCTCCGCTAACAAAAAGGCGATGGATATTACAGGAGACGTATCCATTAACGGCGCGCTAGCTTTTAGTGGGGCTCTCTCCATAGGCCAACTAAACGCCTTTTATTCTGCGACCGTAGTGGATAGCGGAGGCCCAAATCCGACGTCATTAAATGGGCTCGTTTCACAAATTACCGCCCCGGCAAGCTCTACGACGGCGAACGGCGATACGCTTGGGCTCAACACCGCAATGCTTATGGTTCTGGGGAGCAACGCCACAGTTACCAGCGGTCCCCTAGATTTGGGTTTTTCGGCGATTGCGCTGCCGTGTGTTGCTGAAACGCACACCGGATCGTCCCTCGACCACATGAATGCGGCGGTTTATGCATTAAACCTGTCCGGTAGCTCGACCGGGGGCACTATTGACAATGTCAACCTGTGCCGTGTTGTCGCCATTCCTAATGGCATAACGACCATCAACAAACTCAAGGGCTTCGAGATGGACATGCCGTTCGGCAACGTCGGCACATCTATGTGGGGTGTGTACATTACCCCCGAGTGCGATAACTACATGCAAGGGTCTCTTTTGGTCGGAGGGGTTGCGGGATCTTCCGACACGGCCGAAAACAGCTCGTGCGGAATAGAGATTAGATCAACAACCAAGACATTCCTAAACGCGCGTATGACTACCACGCAGCGTGACGCACTCACCGCACTCAATGGAATGCAAATCTACAACACCACCGCGGATAAACTGCAGGTTTATGCCGCCGGTTCTTGGGTTGACTTACATTAATGACAAAAGAAGAAGCGCTCTACATTTTAAGCACTACTAACCCCGGCTCTAGTCAGGAAAAGCTCGCACTGGTTAAGCAGGCTATTGCGGTTCTTGCTGGTTCTTTTGCAATTCCGCCTCAGCCTGAATAATTGCCCGATTCACTTCCTGAAGTCGGGCCGTTAAAAGCTGCAATTGGCGCTGAATATCGTATGCGGTTGCTTTAAGTTTTGTAATTTTATTTTCCATACCTAGTTATTACATTATTGGTAAACAATGTCAACTAAACAAATAGTAGTAGTTAAGTCCGGTGTAGGTTGTCGGATTCTTGTAAATCCAGACCCCGGCAGTTATGAGAACGACACGCACTGCATTAATCCAGATCTGAGAAAGGTTCGGGGGGTCCCACCCGAGCAGTGGAGCATTGTTGATGGGACTGTTTTGGCCACGGTACCTAGTCGAGTGCCCGCTACAAAGTACGCAAATGAAGACGCCTTGTGGGCTGCGATAGACGCGCATGGGGCCGATGCCCTTAAAAAACACGCGGTTCTTTTAGGACGAATAGAACAGGCGCAGGTAGCGCTGGATTCACTAAAAGTAAACGGAATCAAGATCTTAGCTGCCGCCGTAGTACTAAATACCATAATCTCAAAGTTACTCTAAGGAATTCTATGTCGTCCGATAAACTCAATAAAATCGCGGGTATGTATAACTCAGCGCGGGCAATTTCTGATAATGCTAAAATCAAAGGCTCTGCCGAAGAGATGGAAGAAGCCGTCGAAAAGGGAACCGAAGACACCCTCCAAAAGAAACGTCGGTCCAAAAAGCTCAGTTTTAGTGAAGAAGAGGGCGCTAAAACCGAGGAATAACCGGATCTTGCCGCATATGTTGGCCAAAGTTAACAGTATATAGTGAGATGCCTAATCACTTGGAATCTAAAACTATGGCGGGGCTGGCTCTCATTATGGGGGTCGCCGTCGTTATGTCCCTCTTTGGAAAGCTAACCCCCGAACTCGCCGACGTTTTAAAGTGGGTTGGCGGATCTTTCCTAGGAATGCGCGCTGTCGCTAACGTAGCAGAAAACCTCCCAGGTAAAAAATGAAGGTCGGTCCAGTAGGCCACGTTTCTCGTGGCCATGTCTTAGATGTAAATGTTAAGAGTTTTGAGCGGGCTCTTAAGAATTACGACCCGATGCTCTACGTTGAATGGAACCCTAAAAAGTGCAAGGGGCACGGGTGTTGGGAAATTCGGCGTAAACCTGAGTTTAATTCCGCGCTCGACGTCGCAGAAATAGCCGACATTGCGATTATCAAAGTCGGGCCCTACGAGAACCAGCTTGTCCACCACATTATGGACTGCGCGTTTCTTAACTACGACCAGCTTCGTAAGCTTAAAGAAATGGATACGTGGCAGTACGGCGACGCCACGCAGTATCAAGATCTCGTGGAACGAAAAACCCGGGATCGCCGCGAAGCCGATAAAATCGCAGGCCTTCGTCGCCGAAGAGACGCCGCCAGAACGTTTAAAAAACAAATTCGGGCGCTCAAACAATACATTTTAGATGGGGGAAATCCACACCGCATCGCAGAGTTCTGGGATTCAGTCCAGGCTCTAGAATAGTGGATCACTAGCCAAAACCGGCTCAAAAGAGGTTCTTATGCCAATCGCAGTCAACGCCACTCAAGAAACTATCATGCTCAAACTCCGCGGTAATTATTTTACCTGGAAGCCGGGTCAAGAAAAAGTCATTCGAGACGAAAGCCTTGCGCACTTTATCCGTACGGAGCGCTCCGATAGTGGAATCGCCGTTCTCCCGGACCTCATGACTGACGAAGAGGACGTTACCCCGGAAGAGCTTGTTGCGCGCAGAGCAGCCGCCAAAGAAGCCCGGGAAGCCGAGATCGACGCGGCCCTTGAGCGCTATGTCCAGCGTCACCGTGCAGTTGTTGCAAATAATCAAATTTCTCTCCGCCGCGATCTCCAGCAGGCGAATATCCAAGCCGATCCGGGAGCCTTCGCTTCGGACGGTGAACTCCGATCGATGGAACTTGTTCTTAAGTATCAAAAGCGTGCGGAAGACGCCCAAGGCGCTAAAATCGAGCGTGTTAAGCAGCTTACGGCGGCAATCGCAAAAGGTAAATAATGGCGTTTCAACTCGCACCCTCCACCTTAGGAAGCTACATCACGGCGGTTCGCGATATGCTGAACCAACCGAATGCGTCTAATTCCTTTTGGAGTGATGCTGAGATTACGCGTTATTTAAACGAGGCGATTCGGATTTACTTTCTCGAAGTTACGAATAACGACGAGGGTTTCTGGACCAAGGCCGTTACGTTGAACATTGTAACTAATACGGAGCTTGTCGCGCTCCCAGACGATTGTTTTGAGGTGAAGGGGGTCTGGAAGGTTGTCTCCAACGGCCGGATTCCCCTCGCCTATCGTAATAATACCTCTGGTGGCGTTATTACTCAGCCGGGTGGGGGTTCTGGTGGGGAAACCTACTTCCCCTCTTACTCGTTTCAGGAAAATAACTTAAAGCTAAACCCAGTTCCGAATTACTCGGAAACCGGCGGTCTGCACCTAGAATACATCTATTTTCCGGACATGCTCGCCCAGTCTGGCGATACGATGTCGACCAATGTCCTTCCCATCTTTAAGCAGCTTATTGAGATGTACGCGGTCTACAAAGCAAAGCTTAAAGAATCTCTCACAAACGGTACTGACACCTCGGCGTTAGCCAAGCGTAATTTCGATGAGCTGTATGTTTTGTTTCGTGACACCGTTCGAAACCGCTCTAAGTTCCCACAGTTTGTAAAGCCCTGGAACGCCGGTTACGATACTTTTTAAAGGAAAATATGAGACTTGAACCTTCCGATTCAGTAGTACAAGCAACCACGGCGACCCAGCTTATCGTGG